CCTTAACTTAGAAATAGGTTCAGACGTTCAAGCGTACGCAGCAAACTTGTCAGAGTGGTCAGGAGTTAATCCTAGCACTAACGGCAAGAGTTTAGTATCAGCAGTAGATTATGCAGCAATGAGAACATTGCTTAATATAGAAGATGGAGCAACAGCAAATAGTAGTGATGCAACTTTACTTGCAAGGGCTAATCATACTGGAACACAAACTGCTAGTACAATAAGTGATTTTGATACTGAAGTAGCCAACAATAGTGCAGTGGCTTTAAATACTGATAAGATAACAAATGTAACAACTAACCTATCAGAAGGAACTTCTACTAATACAACTGTAGATGTTAATTCAAGCGATGGAACTAATGCGACATTAGTGTCAGCAAGTACATCAAGGGCAGGATTATTAACTAAAGCGAAGTTTGATGAGATAGTCGTAAACAATGGTAAAGATACAAATGTATCAACCGACTTATCACTAGGAACTAAAACAGCAACTACTATGGATGTAAACTCAAGTGATGGAACTGATGCTACTTTAATAGAAGCAGATACTACTAATGCTGGTTTATTAGGTTCAGATAAATGGGATGAGATAGTAGCAAATACATTAGTAAAACACGATGCAGTAACAGTTGCCGATACTGATGAAATAGATATGACTTTAACAGGTCAAGAAATAAAAGCAGATATTAAGTCAGCAAGTATAGATGAGACTAAACTAGATACAAGCGTTAATGCGAGTTTAGATTTAGCAGATACTTCAGTTCAAAATGCTGGTAACGAAACAATAGCTGGAGTTAAAACATTTACAACGTTACCTCAATCAGCAGATACGCCAAGTGCTTCATTAGACTTAGTTAATAAGAATTATGGCGATACTAATTATATACAGAGTTTAAGTAGTTTAGGAGTAACTGCTACTTCAACAGAACTTAACTATGTAGATGGAGTTACAAGTGCTATACAAACACAGTTGGATACTAAACAAGTTAAAGGTGGTTGGAACCCAATAAGTGTTACATTGACTTATTCAAGTGCTGATGACCCAACTTATGTTGTAACAACGGCTAGTGATTTAACTGATGACTTGAGTGTTGGTATGAAAATATTTCTAACAAACGCTTCTCTAGATAAATACTTTATAATTACTGCTATAACAAGTGGAACAATAACATTGTATGGCGGAACTGATTTTAACCTAGCTAATAGTGCAATTACTGCTGTTTATTATTCAACAGAAAAAGCACCATACGGATTTAATTTAAGTAAAGATATATGGAGTGTTATAGTCGCAGACATCACAAATAGAAGCCAAGCTAGCCCTACTGCGTCAACTTGGTATAACTTAGGTTCAGTAAGTATTGATATACCAATAGGTGCATGGGAAATATCATATTCGGCAACTATGAGAGTAAATAAAGCTTCAGCATCACCTATTAATGGATTTACTACATTATCAACTAGCGCTTCATCAGAAAGTGACGTTGACTTTACAACGTATTCTATAACTAATTCCACCATAATGGCAGACAGTTTATTTGTTTCTAAAGAACTTATATTAACAACTAAAGATACTTATTATATTAATGCAAGGACTACTGTTTCATCAGTATCAAGTATAGACCACAGAAATTCAGAACATAAATTAATTATAAGAGCATTATGTTCATATCTATAAAAGGAGGAACAAATGAGATATATAGCTATTAAGAAAGAAGATAAGTTTGAAGTAACAGGGATCAAGACTATGAAAGATTTAAAAGGTAAAGATGTAGAAGTCAAGTTTGCTACTAAAGACTACGACAAGAAACAACTTGCAGATATATTATTAGCATACGAGATAGAACGTAACGAAGTTGCAGAGAAATACGCAAACGAAATGAAAGATATGGAAAGTATATTAAAAGCAATTAAGGAGGCTGAATAATATGGCATTAAAAAAACGTAGTAATAGGCTTACTAGGAAACAACGTAAAGAATATGATAAACAAAGAAAGAAAAATTATGAGTATACTATTTCAGATAAGAGTAGTAAAAGTGTTTATGATGCTGGTTTAGAAGCAATAGAAAATACTAGAAAGAGTTTAAGAAAGAGCGTTAATGCACATAAAAGCAAAGGAACTTCTACACTTATCAGCAACTTAGGTAAAGTTGTTAAAAAGAATAGCAAAAAGAATAGCAAAAAGAAAAGTGTTAGTTCTTCAACAGCAAAATTTAAAAGAGATTTTCTAAAAAGTTTCTTAGGTAAATAGAGTTTAGGCTCATTTATAAATAAGGTCTTTCAAGTCTAGACCTTAATAAAGAAGACATACTAGCGACCACACTAGAAGGAGGATTTAAAATGAACGAAGCAGAAAACCAAGTTAGACCAGACGAGGAAGATGCAAACACGCTAATTGACTTCAACGACATTGCAGAGCAAGAGAAACAAGATGAAATTGACAATGAAGAATTTATAGCGACTGAAGAAGACACTTCAGAACCTGATACAGAAGCAGTAGACCAACCAGTTGAACCTGATGTGAAGGACGAGGTAGACTTTACACCATTGTTAAATAAACTATCAAAGGACATCAAGTTTATGGACGAAGAGATAACTATTGATAGCTATGATGACATAGTAAAGAATTACCAAAAGGGGTTAGCGTTAGACAAAAAGACAGAAAAACTGAAAGAACTTCAAAATTCTCCAGTAGTCACATTTGTTAATAAACTAGCCGAAGAAAGCGGTATTACTCCTGAAGAGTATATACAGCAAGTTGAACAAATGCAAGTAGATCAAGCCAAGCAAGAAGAACAGAATTACCTTAATACATTAGTAGATAAAGGTATGGACGAAGAAGAAGCAAAAACATTTGCAGAAGATAGACGAGTAACTAAAGAGTTAAAGAAAGAACTTAACCAAATCAAAAAAGAAAAGATGATTAGAGATAAAGAAGCGACACATAAAAAAGAAAATGCCGACTTCCTAGAAAACCATCAAGACGTTGATTTAAAGAGTATTCCAAATTCTGTATATGTAGAAGCTGAAACAATAGGTTTAGAAGCAGCATTTGCAAAACACGAAAACAATTCGCTTAAAGAACAATTAAAGATATTGAAACAAAACACAGCCAATCAAGGTAGTTCGCCAGTTAAGGCAACTACTACGCACGGAGGAGTTGTTGTCGCTAAAGAAGACGACTTTCTCAAAGGGTTAGACGTTTAGACAACAGGTCAGTGCAATAAAAGGAATGATTAAAAATGGCAGTAAATTACGCAACTAAGTTTGAAAGTAAAATCGCAAAAGCGTTTACTCTTAAATCACTTTCTGAAGCAGGAGTAAATAAACAGTTCTCTTGGTTAGGAAATTCAGCAATTGAAGTTTTTGGAATCACAACTCAAGCATTAGCTGATTATGATGTTGATGCAACTTCAAATAGATATGGGACTCCATCTGAGTTACAAAATGTAGTTCAAACTATGCTTTTAACAAAAGACAGAGCATTCTCAATCTCTATTGATAAAATGACATTACAAGATACTAATGGAGCAACTAAAGCTGGAGAAGTTTTAAAAATGGAAATTGATGAACAAATTACACCAGAGATAGATGCTTATAGATTTGATACTATGCACGATGCAGCAATAGCTAATAGTGCTTATGCAGTAGAAGTTACTTCAGCATCAAATGCTTATACACAATTCTTAGCAGGACAAGAAACATTAGGAGATGCAAAAGTGCCAATAAGTGGCAGAGTAGCATTCGTTTCTTATTCTTTCTATTCTTTCATCAAACAAGATACTTCATTTATGTTAGCATCTGAAATTGCAATGAAAGAAAGAATCAATGGTATGGTAGGTATGGTTGATGGAGTTAAATTAGTTCCAGTTCCAAGTTCAATTTTACCAACAAATGTAGCATTCATTTTAGCACACCCATCTGCAACAGTTGCAGCTGAGAAACTAGAAGAATATAACATAAGAAATAACGTTCAAGGATTTTCTGGAATAGTAATCGAAGGTAGAGTTAGATATGACGCTTTCGCTATTGACCAAAAAGTTGATGGATTGTATGTTCACGGTATTGGCGTAATAAGCTAATTATTGTTTAATACATTGGAAGTGACTTCGGTCGCTTCTAAGAATTAGAAAATAATGGAGGAATATATGAAAGTATTGATTACAGGTGGCACAGGATCGTTTGGAAACGCAATGATAAAAAGGTTATTAAAAACAGACGTTGAAGAAATAAGAGTGTTGTCTAGGAACGAGAAACTACAAGTGGAAACCAAACTGAATACATTAGATGATAGAGTTAAGTTTTATATTGGAGATGTTAGGAACATACGTTCGGTTAATGAAGCAATGGAAAATGTAGATTATGTATTCCACGCAGCAGCTATGAAACATATTGATAAGTGTAGTAGTTTTCCAAAAGAGGCAGTAGATATAAATATTAATGGAAGTATGAACGTAATGCTGTCAGCAATAGATAATAAAGTTAAGAAAATTATACTGTTAAGCACAGACAAAGCAACAAGTGCAACCACTATATATGGTGCTACAAAACTCACAATGGAGCAAATAGCACAAAATGTAGTAAATAAGGACACACAGATTATAACCACTAGATATGGTAATGTTCTTGGAAGTAATGGTAGTGTAGTAGAAATATTTAAAAGATTAGTTAAAGAAAATAAACCATTAACAATAACAGATCCAAATATGACTAGATTCTTTATGAGTTTAGATGAAGCAGTTGACTTAGTTCTGTATGCTTTGGAAAATGGTAAACATAAAGACTTGTTCGTATTTAATAATAAATCTTGCACGATACAAGAACTTGCGGATTGTTTCAGTAGTAACCAAATAGTTACAGGAGTAAGATGCACAGAGAAAACAGATGAAGCATTACTTACATTAAATGAATTAAGCCATAGTGAATTAAATGGCGATTATTTCAAGGTAAATGCAGAAATACAAAGTGAGATAACCTATACTATGCCTTTAACCAGTGACAATGCAAAAAGACTGGACAGAACGTCACTTTTAGAGTTAATAAATGAATGCTAGTGTTCTGGTATTAAGTAGTGATGGTTATAGTGACTTGTGGCAACCGTTTAATACGTTATTTAAAAAGTATTGGAAAGATTGTCCATATAATGTTTATATTATGGCAGAAGAAAAAGATAGTGATTATTTCCCAACATTAAAAACTTCAGGAACTTGGACAGCAAGATTTAGACAAGCGTTAGAACAAATTGATACTAAATACGTAATTATACTAATGGAAGACTTCTTTTTAAGAAAGAAAGTAGAACAAGAGCGTATAGACAGCGTATTTGATATGTTTGATGACAATACAGCAACGTTTAGCCTAGAGTTAGGTAATTGTTTCAAAACAACTAAAAGTGCCTTAAACGGCTTTAAACAGAAGAATAATAAACAGATATATTTATGTAGTTGCCAGCCAGCAATATGGGAAAAGAGTAAATTATTAGAATTGTTACAAGGAGAACTAAATCCGTGGCAATGGGAAACACAAATAATAGATAGTCCTTACAAGTTTTATATTAACGATAGTGATTTGATATTTGATATTGGTTACTATGAAGATAAGAAACCGTGGGGGGTTGTTCAAGGTAAGTGGTCAACACAATGTATAGAGTTATTTAACAAAGAAAATATTAAAATAAATTTTGAGGAAAGAGGTTTTATAGATATGAAACTATCAATCATAATACCTTATTATAAAACATTAGAATTAACTAAGAAACTACTTACAGAACTTACTAAACAAACAACTAAAGATGTAGAAATTATTGTTATAGATGATGGGTGCAATGAAAAAGAGTTAGACAAGTTTAAAGTTAAGGTTATACACAAAAAGAATAATGGAGTTTCAAGTGCTAGAAATACTGGATTAGATAAAGCACAAGGTAAATACATAGCATTCGTTGATAGCGATGATATGGTAATGCCAAACTTTATAGCAACTATATTACAAAAGATAGATAAAGAACCATTTGATTATTGTTATATGTCTTGGAAAAATGATAAAGGAATTAAGTATATTATAAACAATGAACCACCTGAATTTAATAAAAGCGTGTGGAATTGTGTATATAAACAAGAAATGATAGGCACTAAAAGATTTAAAGAGAATATGCAATATGGCGAAGATTGGGACTTCAATACAAGAGTTAGACAAGGTAAAAAAGCAAACATTATAGAGATTATGTATATATACTATGCTGGTAGGCCTGATAGCGAAACCGATAAATATGGTAAAGGTAAACTATCTATTAATAAACCTATTAAAGCACAAGTAGTTATGTTCCAAAAGTTCATATCTAAGATAGGCGGAGTTGAAACATTTATATACGAATGGTTAAAAGAGTTCAGTTCACAGCACGATATATTATTCTTATATGAAGAATCAGATCCTATACAATTACAAAGATATAGAAAATTGGTTAAATGCAAACTATATAGAGGAGAAAATATTGAATGTGAAACTTATGTCAATGTAAACTTCAGTAAGAATATAGCAGACAACGTAAAAGCAAGTAGTGGTAATTACTATGATATGTGTCACACAGACTATGAAGCAATGGGATGGAAATATACTAAACACCCAAAGACAACATTAACATTATGCGTTAGTGAGGTGGTTCAAAAAGCATTTAAGAAACAGTTTCCAAGTTCAAAGAGTGAAGTTGTTAGAAATGTATTAAACATAGAACAGCCTAAAAGAGTATTACATTTGATAAGTGCAACTAGATTGAGTTGGGAAAAAGGTTATCACAGAATGAAAGAACTTGCTAAAGGACTAAATAGACGCAAGATACCATTTATATGGACAGTATTTACAAATGATTTGCCAGATGAAAACATAGATGGATTTGTATTTATGCGACCTAGATTAAACGTAACAGACTATGTAGGACATAGCGATTATCTAATGCAACTAAGTAATACAGAAGCCGATGGTTATAGCACTAAAGAGGCAATGGCATTAGGAATTCCAGTTGTATCAACTAATTACCCAAGTATACACGAGCAAGGTATGAAAGTTGGCAAACACGGTTACATACTAGAGATGGACTTATCTAACATAGATGAAGTTATAGATAATATGTATAATAACAAACTAGAATTTGAACCTATGAAAAACGATTATGAAAAAAGTTGGAAAAACAAACTAGGCAAAAAAACTACAAGTGATTATATATATGATGAAACGCAAAAAGAACTACAAAAAGAACTACAAGAAGATATTACAAACGATATATGGATTGCAGTAGTTAGAATTAAAGATGAAGATAATAAAATCATAAATCCGGGAGAAGTTGCAAAGTTATATTCATCACAAAGAGTAAGAACTTTACTGGATCACAATATGATTAAAAGAATGGAGGAATAATTATGGCTACAACAGCACAAAATGTATTTGATTATGCAATGAGTTTAATTGATGAAAGATTAGCAACAGGATTGGTTGATTCATCTACAACAGCAATATTCAAAAAGAATACACCTTACATATTAACAATGTTACAAGATGAGCTAGTAAGAAAGAGTGACTACTATAAGACTTATTCTATTACTAAAGCGGTTACAGATAATCAAGGCGACTATCAGGAATATGATATGCCTACTGATTTTCAAACTGAACTTCAAATAATAGAAGTAAAAACAGATGGTGTTTATAGAAGTGCAACAGACTTCAAATGGGAAGGTAAAAGTAAATTGTTTATAGCAGATGCTTTTGCAGGAACTATTAAAATAGTTTATTACCCTATACCAGATGCAATTACAGCATTAACAGATATATTAGTATTAGATGATATAACTTGTAGGACTACTCTAGTTAATGGGCTTGCTAGTAGATTACTAACAAACGAGAATAGAGTAATGTCAAACTTCTTTGGAGATATATATAACGAATTAAAGACTATACCTGTTAAAAATAAATTAGGTAATGTAGAATCTATACAAGATGTATACGATAGCAAACTTACTTATTAAGGAGTGAGATTATGTCACAAGTAGAAAGAGCAACTTCAACAGGTGGTAAGCAATATCTAACACGTGCAATATCTATGCTTCAATCAGATAGTAAAAATATTAATTGGGGATTAGATATTGATGGTAGAAAAGGTTTTTACTTCTTGGGATTTGACCTAGACACACCAAACTCAACAAACTTTGCAAATCAATTAGAATTAAGAGTTGAAATACCAGAAAACTTTACTGTTACTAATGCCGTAATAACGTTCTTACATATTCCTATAAATTGGGACGATGGTGGAACTTATGATTTTGTTGGTTATTGCAGAGATATTAAAGTTTATAACGTTACAAATGCAGATGAAATATTTGTATACGCTGCTTACGAATCAGAATATTACGCTGGACAAACTCAAACATTAGTTGAAGTTCCAAGTGCATTTGGAGTAGACGGTTATACAGCAGGAGCAGATAGTGTTACAAACTATACATTAGAACAAACGGATTCTAAAGATATTAAAGAATATTTAATAGCTGGAGAAAACTTGTTAGTTATAAAGACTTCAACATCAGCACCAGCGTGGGACGCAACACCAGCAACTAATAGAGAAAACATTGGAGAATTAACAGGTTGGGCTAAAGCAATAATAAATGTAACAGGTTACGTAGAATAAGGAGGTAAATAATGGCAAGAATAAGACAATCATCAGAAATACCACCACTAGAGATAGAAAACTTTTTAGGGTTAAACTTACCACAAGCTGGAGATACACAAATATACTTAGGCGAAAGTGGCAATATGTATAATTGCTATATCAATAAAGACTATGACTTAGTAAAAGCACAAGGTTATTTACAACTTATGACAGCCGTGTCAGCAACTAAAAGTATTCAAGGTATGTGGTATGGAGATATAGGCGGAACTAACTATTTAATATTTGCAACTAATGGTAAGTTATATAAAGTAGATAGTCAATTATGGGAAGATTTCACAGGAGCAGATGTATGGAGTAGTGTAACAACTGAACTAGGAAGCCTTACAGATGCACCAACACAATTCTTTGCATTTAGTGAAAAACTATATATATTAAATGGAACTGAGTATAAGAGTTATGACGGAACTACATTTGGAGATGTGGCAGGTTATATACCTAAAATAACAATAAGTGCAATACCAGTAACAGGAAGCGGAACAACGTTTGAGGGTGCTAATTTATTAATAGGATCTAAACGAATGACCTACAATGGAGATGGCACAGCAACATATCAGTTACCAGAAACAACTATTGCAACGTTAGATAGTGTTTGGGTTGATGGAGTAGAAAAAACTCTTACAACGCATTATACAGTTGTTACATCAACTGGAATAGTAACATTTACAGCAGGAAATTTTCCAGCAGAAGGATTAGACAATGTAGAGATATATTGGACTAAAGGTAGTGGAACTAGAGCAACAGTTATTAAAAATAGATTCCCATTCTTATTTGGACTAGCAGCAGATACAAGAGTATTTATGTATGGAAACGAAGATGACCAGAACGTAAGAATAAACTCAAGTTTAGCAGCAGGAGTTCCAAGTGCAGAATATTTTACTTCAACTAATATAGATGCAATAGGAAGTTCTAGCACAGCAATTACAGGTATGGAAAGAACGCAGGCAGTAATGTTAGTTCATAAAACAGATGAAACATATTATGCTTATTATGACAGTGTTGATTTAGACGGTATAGATACAGTTAATTTTCCAACACCTATTATAAATGAAACTAGAGGTAACGTAGCATTTGGACAAACTCAAGTGTTAAATAACGAACCTTTTACAATAGATAGACAATTACTTAAATGGGTAGCAACAAGTAATAAAGATGAACGTAATATGAAAGATATGGGAAAACGTATACAGAAGAACTTAGATGCTATTACATTAAGTAACTGCTTAACAGTAGATAGAGAAAGTTCAAGCGAGTTATTTATATCAAATGCTAAAAACGTTTGGGTATATAAATATGATTTAGAAAATCCTAATTCAAAAGAAAAAGGTATATTCTCTAAATTACAATTAGAAGACACACCAACTTGCTGGTTAGTTATAGGCGAAGATATATGGTTTGGAACTTCAACAGGCGAGATTATGAAACTGTCATCTGATTACCTAACGTATAATGGAACTAAAATATCGGCACATTGGGAAATGAATATGTATGACTTTGGTAGTAACTATTATAATAAGACACTTAAAAAAGGTTGGATTACATTATCAGCACAACCAAAGGTGCAAATAGAGATACAATATGTAACAGATACAAATGCTTATAGCACACCACTAGAAATCACATACGAACTAACAACATTTGATGATGTTGATTATTCGGACTTTACATTTTATACAAATTACAATCCACAAACAAAATATATAAGAATGAAAGCAAAAAAATTCTTATATGTGAAAGCAGTTCTTGATAACGATAGTTTAACAGAAACGTTTTCAATACTTAAATTAGTATTACAAGCCGAATATGGCGGAGAAAGGAAGAATTAGAATATGGCATTAACACAATGTACGGTAGCAGTAGAAAATATACAAGATCTATCTGATACACCAAATGCAACAGAAGGTCTAACAGCAGACCAATTAAAAGCAAAATATGATTTAACAGGAAAAGATTTAAAAACTTTTATTAACGATACTTTAATAGATGAATTGGATAGTTTATTCGCAGTTACTACTAAAGGATGTTTGTTATCTAACACAACCAATCAAGCGATAACCACAGCTACAGGAACTAATCTATCTTTTGACACAGAAGTTTATGACACAGACGGGTTTCACAGTCCATCTGTTAATCCTTCTAGAATTACAATACCTGCAGGAGTATCCAAAATTAAATTGCATTTTAATTGTCAATTTGAAAATAACGCTACTGGAATAAGATACATTTTAATGCACAAGAATGGTTCTGGATTTGCTGGGACTGGGAGTTTAGTAACAACAGCGAGTAATGTTGCTTCAATAGGTAATCATTGTAATATATCGTCTGCACCAATAACAGTATCTGAAAATGATTACTTTGAAGCTAGAGTATATCAGAATAGTGGTGGAAGTTTAAATGTATTGCTAGGAGATTATACAACATTTGCAATAGAAGTTTTAGATTAGGAGGGTAAAGTATGAATAACGAAGAGTACTTAAAACAATTAGCAGAAACGGAAAAACAAAATAAAAGAACTGAATTAGAACGTTCAAGAACTGATGCAACGTTAGCGTCTGAAACAGAGCAAAAGAAACTTGCACCTACGTTTACTAAGGCTAAACAATCAGCAAACGTTAAGTCACAACTTGGCGCTAAAAATCTAGCAGAGTTTTGGGCTAGACGTGGACAGACTAATCAAGGCATATCAGCACAGGCAGAATTGTCAAGACAGAACGTTTTAGGTAGAGATATAGGCGATATTAATCAGCAAAGAGCAACTTCTGATTTAGGTTTCCAAGAAGATAGGCAAGGAATTAATAGACAATTTCAAGGCGACTTAGCACAAGGACTAGGTGCTATTGACGAGAACTTACAAGCTAATTTATATGACGAAAGAATTAGGCAACAAGATAGACGAGATTCGTTGAGAGAAACAGAGGCTAAGTCAAAAACATTAAAAGGTGTATTAATACCGCACGACTATGCTGTTCAAAATCAAATTAAAGGCGTGCCTATTAGTTCAACAACAATGAGATACCAAGTAGGTAACGACTTTGTAGATATGCCTAAAGGAACTAATCCATTTACAGGAACTGAAAACAAAGATACATATATCACGACAAAAGGTAAGTATGGCGACAAAGATACAACAGTTTTATCAGTATTTAGTAATGGTTATCAACCAAACAATGTTGCTGGTAATAAATTACGTAAGACATTAACATCAGGAAACGTAAACGGACAAGAACAAAATGTATGGTATGAAGGAACAAACTATTATTTCTGGGATGGAGCTAACAATAAATACCAAAAATTAAATAGTCAAGAGATTAAAGATTTAGGTGTATTAAGACCGTTTAATAAATAAGGAGGTATATTTATGGCAAATAGACCAACAATAACAAAGATAGATAGAAATACTCCAAATACACAAACTACTCCATCGGTTAGTAATAGACCAACAATCAGTAGAATAGAACCTGTCCAACCAAGAACACAACTAAGGACACGACCTGTTACTCAAAATCAGTTTGCTACATTTAATAATAAGATTGGCAAAACTAAAGAAAGAGCAACAACTCTTGGATCTACTCTTGGCAGAGGCGGAACTTCAATTGCTGAAGGGTTTTTAGGAAGAGTAGAAGATATGACCGATGAAATATTCTTTGAAGCGTCGGCAGCAATAAAAGGTAAAAAGAAAGCGACAAGTATAAAAGAAAAGATTAAAAACTATTTATTGTTTCCATATCAAGCACCAATAAATGTATTAAAATCTGTTGCTAACTTGGCTGGTAAAGCTGGAATTATAGATAAAAAGAAAGCAAGTAAAGCATTATTAGAACAAGCAAATATAGATGTTACTAAAGCAGTTGTTGACCCTGCTAAAAAACAATTCAATCCTAAATCGGCAGAGTTCTTCAAAACTGGAAACTTAGGCGACATTGTAAATCAAGGTGTAGGTGGAATGGCTGCTATAATAGGAACTACTGCTTTGTTAGGTAAAGGTGGAAAAATACCAGTTGGTAAATTCAATATTCCTGTTGCGTCAGTTTTAAGTGGTGCTGGTAGTGGAACTAAGACTGGTTTATCTAAAGGAAAAACATTAGAGGAAGCGCAAGAATTTGGTAGATTAAAAGGTTTATTGTCTGGGACTATCGAAGGTATCGGTGGTGGAGCAGGTAAGACATTAGGTAAAGGTGTTGTATCGCCAGCCATTACTAAACTTACAGAACGTATTGGTTCAAAGACTTTAAGTGCGTTAGCAAATAGGGGATTAGAAACTGGTAGCGAAGTAATAGAAGAATTAGTTGAAGGTATACTAACACCATATTTAGAAAGAATGACTATTGATGAGAAGGCTGAATTATATACAGGTAGTCAAGCGAGAGAAGATGCGTTAGTAACATTCTTAGTTACTTCTATCGTTCAATCTCCAAGTAATATTCAAACAATAAGAGAAAATGCTGCTAAACAACAAACAGACACAAAAGTTATTAAAGATAATATACAACAAGAAACGGTTACTCCTGAAGCGACACAACAACCAGCAGAACGACCAAGAATTACACCAATTAATCAAGCACAACCGACAACTCAAGTTAATACTCTGGAAGATGTTACACAACGAGATAATGTTGCTGAAGGTAAACCTAGAGAGCGCGTGATAGAAGGTAAGCCATTAGTTAAACAAATGGACGAAATAGGTGAAGATATAACTGGTGATGATGTATTAAAAATAGAGAACAAAACATTTGAAAATGTAAGTAATAGAAAACAAAACTTAGTTTCAGAACAGAACAAGGATTTAAAATCATACATACAAGAGAGCGCTTATAATTTATTAGACGATTTAAATCTTTCTACTAAAGGCGAACTGTTAATAGACGATAACGTATTGCAAGATACTAAAGGTGAAGCGGGAATAACTGGTATCAAAAGGGACACATCACCTGAGATAGAATTATTATTAGATAGGTATAGATATACATACACACAGATAACTGATTCAGTACAAAGTATAATAGATGGTAAACCTAAAAACAATGCAATTACAAAAAGAGTAGAATTAATACTTATGGATTATTTAGAAAATGGCTTTACTTCAATGAGTGGATTTAAGATACCAGCTAATCAAGATTTTAATATTCAATTAAAAAATACAGTTGATAGAGAAAACGCACCTATTTCTGAAAAAGATATACCTTTTGTAGAAACAGAAAAAGAAACGAAGCCTACTAAAACTAAAAAGGAAGTCGTTAAGAAAGAACCTGTTAAGAAAAAATCAGAGCCTAGTCAAAAAGAAATGACAGAATACTTAAAAACTAAACTACCATATAAAGATAGTTGGTATGAGAAGTTATCTGATAAACAAATCAAAGCAATATACAACAAGCAAAAAGAAAAAGAAGCAACTAAGTTAGAGAAAAAGAAAAAAAGTAAAATCAAAGAGCCTACTGCTAATGCTGTTAATAAAGCAATAGAAACTGGTAAGTTCAATAAAGAATTGGTTAAACAGATTAGGAAATTCCCACAATCAGCAGAAGCCGAAATAGCTATGAGAACAATGAAAGATGGACGTAAAATTCCAGCAATAAGAGAATCTGGAATATATGCGCCTAAACAATTTGAAACTCATAAGTTTAAAGATATTAAAGGATTACTAGGACAACAATCTGAAAACTTCTTATCAGCAGCAGGAGCGTTTGATAATGTAACGCCACAACAAGCGGCTAAAGATGGCTGGGGACCTATGAAACAATTACAATTTGAAGTAGACCAATCAGTTGCAGATAGAAACACATTTGCTTTAGAGCAAGTAGGATTAATTATAGAACTGGCTAAGAAGCACGGAATCAAGATTAATAAGAATACTGGTAACTTGCTATTTACGGCTATGGAAGAAACTAAAACAACGCCTAAGATAGACGCACTAGCAAAAGATATAAGAACTAATTTGAACTTCTTAAGAGAAGAAGCAAATAAAGTCAGAGAAGTAATGGGTAAGAAACCAATAGGATTCATAGAGAACTATGCACCACACGTTCAAAAGGTTAGTTTATGGCGTGAGATTATGGGAGATAAGAAAACAGAAATAAGCGAAAACTTTGATTTCATAATTCCTAATGAAAAGAAAAACCCATTTGCTATGAAACGTATTAATGCAGAGTTTGATAAAGAAACAGATATGTGGACATTACTAGATGGTTATATAAACGCTATCAGTAATGATATATATACAACACCAGCAATAGAAAAAATCAAAGCAGTTGACAGCGTAATAATGCCGACACACCCTAATATGAGTAACTTCTTAAAAACGTTTAATAAACAGAACTTAGTAGGGCAAGCTGGTAAACTAGATACTATGCTAGGAGTTACACCAGGAAGTGCTAAACGTGGAGTAATGACTAAAGTAATGAGAGCAAGAAGCACAAGTGCATTGGCAGGAAACTTTGTATGGTCTTTGACAACTCAGCCAGCATCACTTGCGAATACATTTGCTAGAGCAGGTGGATTAAAACGTGGAGCGCAAAATACATTAGGTGGAGTATGGGATTACGCAACTAACAAAGGTATTAAAAACAAAGTTAATAAATTACCATCACAAGTAATTAAAACTAAAGGTGCGAGTATTGGTAGAACTGGTGGAGGAGATGTAGATAGAATTGCATCTAAACTTGGTAAAACTAAACTTGATACATTTAATGATTACTTAGCAATAATGCCTGACGCTATTGAGAAGTTTTTAACTGGAGCATCAGCATCGGCTGGTTATAGAGAAGCAAAAGCAATAGGACTTACTGGAAAAGACGCTGATATATTTGCAGATCAAGTAGCACAGAACACACAGTCTATGTATAATAAAGAAGCAAGACCAGTTATTATGAATAATATTACGGCTAGATTTGGAGCGCCATTTCAAACGTTTGCATTTGAGCAATATAGATATGCTAAACAACTGGCTGGTAAGGGTGGAGGCATTCCTTTAGAAGCTAGGGAAAGATTATCTCAAGCTATAATGTTATTAATAAGTATGGCATTGTTTGGTAAGTATGCAGAGAAAGTTGCTGGTAAAAAGATTAATACAGCAGGAACATTTGTTCCAATAGTCGGTAGTGTAGTTGATAGTGGAATAAATAAACTAGCACAGACAGTAGGAGCTGCACCTAGAGAATATCAATCATCAGGAAGAAGTCCAGTAGCGCCACTTGAAGATGTTAAAAAAGTTTATGAATCAGTTGATACAGCAGTTCAGCACGGCAATTTCCAACCTATGAGAAAAGAACTTGTTAAATGGGGATTAGGCTTTGGAGGAATAAGTGGAGCATCAACAGTAAATAGATTCATTGATGGGGCTATTGCTAATAACAAAGGATTCCAAACTACTAGAAGTGGTAAGGTAGCGTTTCCAGTAACAGGACTATCTGAACAAACTAAAGCACTTATACTAGGACCTTATGGAACTAAGGCTGGTAAACAATATATAGAGGGTGGATTTAGATACTTGTCAGAGAACCAATCTAAAGAAGTAGAGGAATCAAATAATCCAAAGAAAACATTTGATGCAATTATGGAAGTTAGAGAAGAAAATAGAAAAAAGAAAGAAGAAACAGATATGTGGGAAGCAAAAAATAAGTAAGGGGTAATACTATGGCAGCACTAACCGTAACAGATCATTTACTATTAACAATCATATTTATATTTGGGGGTGCTTCCGTAGTTGAAGCCTTTATACCTAAGACAGCAGCGTTTACTAAACTTAAACAAATATTTAGTAAGGAAATACATACTAAACTTGATGGTATAAAAAAGGAAAATGAAACACAACATCAGGAAATAAAGGACGACATATCAGATAACGAAAAGAGTAGGCTTCGTGCTAGGATTGTTGACTTTGCTAATGACTTGCGTAATAAAGAAAAGAAATCAACAGTTCAGTTTAAAAATATATTTGAGTGTTTTGATAAGTATATTAAACACGGAGGCAACAGTTATGTTAAGACAGAAATGGGTTACATAAAATCTGTTTACAAAGAAAGAGGTAAGTAATATGAGTAATAAAATGTATGATGTATTAAAGTTTGTAGCACAAATAGTTTTACCAGCGATAGCAACTTTGTATTTTGCTTTGGCTCAGTTATGGAGTTTCCCACTAGCAGAAGAAGTTGTTGGAACGATCGTTGCTATTGATATGTTCTTAGGTGCTTTACTAGGAATATCTGCTTCAAAATTTAAAAAAGGAGAATAAATAATGAAAGAGTTATTAGACTTTGTTAGAAATCTTTTTATAAAAACAGTTGATGAGAACCAAGAAGTAATTGATTTAGAAAATGAAGTGTTAGAAAAGGAAAAAGATATTCTAGCATTACATACAAAGATAGAAAAACTACAACTTGATAACGATAGTTTAGCGAGCCATATTAAAGAGTTACTGCCAAAAGGTAGCGTAGGACTAGAATTGTTTAAAGACGGCTTAAAAGAGTTTAAATGGGTTAATAAAGACCTATCTATAGTAAGGTCGTTCAAAATTAATGAGTTTATGCAAAATGACGGACTAGAATATCTTAAACTTGATATGAAAGTAGTTAGTGCTATTCAAATGATTAGAGATTACTTCGGTAAACCTATAACAGTAACTTCGGCTTATAGGGGGGTTGCCTATAATAAGGAAATAGGCGGAGCAAGTAAGTCGCAACATTTACTTGGAAAAGCAATAGATTTTAAAGTTTCGGGCATAGCACCTAGTAAGGTTCAAGCATTTATTAAATCAGACTGGAAGAAATTAGGTATTACTGGATTAGGTGTATATACAAACTT